AAGTTATGTTATCGGGTTTCGCACAAGCAAGAGTTAAGCCAGAAGGTTCGGCGGTTACTTTTGACCAAGCGCAAGAAACTTTCACAGCAAGATACACAATGGAGACTATTGCTCTCGCATTTGCAATCACTGAGGAAGCTATTGAAGACAACCTTTATGACAGACTTGCTTCTCGTTATACGAAAGCTTTGGCAAGATCGATGGCTAACACTAAACAAGTTAAAGCTGTTAATCCGCTAATTCAAGGATTGCCAACTACAGACAATTACGACTCTGGTGACGGGGTTTCTTTGTTCAGTACGGCACACCCGACGTTAGCAGGATTTGTTTCAAACACTCTAACTACTCAAGCAGACTTAAATGAAACTTCATTAGAACAAGCACTGATAGATATCGCTGCTATGACTGATGAAAGAGGTTTAAAAGTTGCAGCCAAAGGAACTAAAATGATTATTCCTTCTGCGCTTCAATTTACTGCTGAAAGATTGATGAAATCTCAGGGTAGAGTTGGAACAGCTGACAATGACATCAATGCAATCGTTTCTATGGGAATGATTCCTCAAGGATATCGAGTGAATAATTACCTAACAGATACGGATGCTTGGTACATTATCACTGATGTTCCTAATGGAATGAAGCATTTCGATAGAGCTCCTCTTACAACTAAGATGGAAGGCGATTTCGATACTGGAAATGTTAGATATAAAGCTAGAGAAAGATACGTTTTTGGCGTATCCGACCCTAGAGGAATATTTGGCGTTGAAGGTGCTTAATACTTAAAAAAAATTAATGGGGCGGTCTCAAAACCGCCCCATTTTCACTATAAAGACAGAAATTACCTATGAAAAACTTCCACATTAGAATCAATTATAACGGTCATTTTGCGTCTTTTAACGTTAAAAGCAAAGATACGCTTGAAGATGTGGAACAATCAATCCTTGACAAACTAGGAAGAAATGAGATAAAATTCGAAAAAGATGGATTTACCCGTGGTAAATGGATAACCTATGAGGAGGTTATAAATGACGGAAGACCTATACAATACGAAACGGTCCTTGGAACTAGAGTGGCAAAGCGAGCACCTGAAGGACGGCAAGCATAATATCAGGATGATTGAGATTAATAGACAAATCCAGGATGTTATAAAACAAATCATTGCCAAAGAGTTTGAAGAACAAACCCTTCTAACTAAAATAAACGGCGCCAAAGCCGAAGTTTCGATAGCCACTTAAGCGCTATCAAAAATCATACAAACACGCAGGGATACCTTGCGCTAAATTAAATTTTGCGCTATATCTAAATCACTATACAATTATTAATTAGATCTAGACGCGTATAGTCGACGGCCTAGAGACTAGATCTTATAAACTAGGAGTATTATAATTATGGCTATAACTACATTTTCGGGTCCAGTAAAAGCGGGCACGATAAGTAATACCACAGGGACTACTGTTGGCACAAATATGGCTAATGTAGGTTCTGTGTTAATGTCGCAAACAGAAAAGATCACTCAAGTTGCTGCTACTACTACAACAGACATTATAATTCCTGCAAATAGCCAATTGGTTTCTGCAGATTTATATGTAAGTGTTGTATGGAGTGGAAGTGGAAGTACAGCTGGCTTAGGTTATGTGGGTGATGCAACTGCATTTACAGCAGCTGGTGCAATAGCTGGTGGTACTTTAGGTATCATTAAAATTACAGCTGGAGCTGTTAAAGCAAAAGTAGATGCATGGGCAGACGTTGGTACAACAGATAGAAGATTACTTTTAACTTACGATAACCTGGGAGCAGGTGAAGGTTGGATAACAGTGACTTATATTCAAAACGTTAACGTTGGCTAATAAAATAAAGTGAGCTCCTTCGGGAGCTCACGACTAAGGAGAATTAAATTATGACTATAAGTGACCAAACAACCCTTAACTTAGCTACAATAGGTTCGGATACTCTTTCAAGAGCAGGTAGAGCTAGAGTTACTTCTATTCAAGGAAAAGGAATAGCTAGTTCAATTTTACTTTTATATGATGTTGATGATAAAGACGATGCAGCAGCAGGTAATTTAAAAGCTACTTATAACTTTGGAACCGAAGGTTTAGAAGTTTATGTTCCTGGTTCAGGTATACTTTTTCAAAACGGAATTGCTTACAATCTAGCTGGAACAGCTGGAAGCGTTACATTAACGATCACAGGCGCATAGGAGGTTAAGTGGCTAACACTACTTCTGGCACATATGTTTTTGGAAAAAACTTTTCTGTTGATGAAATAATAGAAGAGGCTTACGAAAGATGTGGAGTCCAATCAGTATCAGGATACCAATTAAAAGCCGCAAGAAGATCATTAAATATTCTTTTTCAAGAGTGGGGAAATAGAGGACTTCATTATTGGGAAGTTGCTAATAATTCTTTTACTTTAGTAAACGCTCAACCTGTTTACACAATGTACCGATCAACTGCTGATGGTACTTCGGATGCTACCGCAGTTTATGGAGCCGCAGATATACTAGAAGTTTCTTATAGAAATAGTTCTAATATTGATTCACCTTTAACTAAAATTGATCGTTCAACTTATCAAGCTTTTTCCAATAAAACAGCCACGGGTCAACCTACTCAATACTGGGTTCAAAGATTTATAGATAAAGTTAATATAACTTTATATTTAACTCCTGGTAGTTCTCAAGCAGGTGATACTCTTAATTATTACTATGTTAAAAGAATTCAAGATGTGGGAGCCTATACCAATGCTACTGATCTTCCGTCTAGATTTATTCCAGCCATGACATCAGGTTTAGCATTTATGTTATCACAAAAATATGCAATTGAAAGAACACAAGCTTTAAAATTATTATACGAAGATGAATTAGCGAGAGCTTTAAAAGAAGACGGTTCTCCAACAAGTGCTTATATTACACCAGCATCTTATTATCCAACGGCGAGTTAATTATGACAAAATTTGCAACAGGAAAACATTCTTTAGCTATTTCAGATAGAAGTGGTCAAGCTTTTCCTTATTTGGAAATGGTAAGAGAATGGAATGGAGCCTGGGTTCATTTTTCAGAATATGAAAAAAAATCTCCACAACTTCAACCAAAACCTGTTAGTGCTGATCCTCAAGCTTTAAAACGTGCAAGACCTGCACGAACCGCTTTTTTTACACCAAGTGTTTTAAATGATAATCCTTTTGCAACAACGGGAAGTAGCACAAGCGTAACTGTTACAGAAGACAGACATGGAAGATCTACAGGCGATGCAGTAAGATTTTATGAAGTTAAAGAAATTGTAGGAGGAGTAGGGATTTCTACTTTTGAATTAAATACGACATTGAATGGAACTATTACGGACAGTGTTACAACTATTACCTTAACAGATGCGTCTTCTTTTCCTTCTTTAGGATACATTGTAATTATTTCCACGAACGCTACAACAGGACTTTATAATAGTGAAACTATTTACTACACAGGAAAATCAACTAATGATTTAACAGGATGTACTCGAGGAACTTCAGCGCCTTCGTATGGAAAAACTCCAGAATCTACAACTGCTATTGCTCATACAACTGGTGCCACCGTCTATGGTTCTTATCTCATTACTAAAGTTAATACGACCATTAATTATCCTGGACAACCTTCAACAGAAACAGTTAGTAATCAATTTACAATTACGTTAGTTAATAATGCAACATCAACTAGCACAGGAGGAGGATATTTTGTTTTCGGTGGTCCCGTAAACGATAGACCATAATGGCTTACGCTTTAACAACTTTACAAACTGATATTAGAAATTATACCGAGGTTGACAGTACGGTTCTATCTGATTCTATCGTCAATACCTTCATTAGAAATGCTGAAAATAAAATTTATAGAGAAGCAGATAATGATGATAATAGATTTTATGATACTTCAAATTTGGTTATTGGAAATAGATATGTAACAATTCCGGCAGATCTTAGAATTATTAGATATATTCAATTAGCAAATACTAATGTTTCACCGACTGTCCAGGTGTTTTTAGAAAGTAAAGACCCTTCCTACATGGCAGAATTTTATAATACTCCTTCAACTTCTTCAGGATTGCCTAGATATTATGCTAATTGGGATGCTAGTTATTGGGTCGTTGCTCCTACGCCGGATGCTCAGTATGAAATTACGATGGCTTATGTAAAACAGCCAACAAGTATAATTACAGATACGGCAGGAACCTATCTTTCCAACAAATATCAAGATTTACTTTTATATGGAAGTCTGGTAAATGCATATGGATACTTGAAGGGTCCAGCGGATCTGATACAATACTATACGCAGGCTTATCAAGTTGCGTTACAATCGTATGCGATCGAACAACAGGGTCGTAGACGTAGGGATGAATATCAAGATGGAGTTATTCGTACACCCCTTAAATCACCGTTTCCATCGACTTATTAAGGAGAAAAAATATGGCAAACGTAATACCTTTTTCATTCCGAGGAGAATTATTCTCGGGAACACATGATTTTGCATCCGGAGGAGATAGTTTTAAATTCGCACTCTACACTGCTAATCCCTACACGACAGCGAGTACTGCTTATAGTGCATCGAGTGAGGTAAGTGCTTCTGGAACAGCTTATTCTACAACTGGCAATACTTTAACTGGTAATGCTGTTGCTACTTCAACAGCAGTTGCATCTTGTGATTTTGATGATACCGAATGGACATCAGCTACCTTTGCAGCAGCCTATGGAGCAATTTATAATGATGATAAATCAGATAAATTATGTGTGGTGTTAGATTTCAGTGGAACTAAAACTTGTAGCAATGGCACATTTAAAATTACTTTCCCGAGTCCATCAACACCCGGAGATGCTATTATAAGCATGGCTTAAGGATAATAAAATGGCTTTGGTAATAAATGACAGAGTAAAAGAAACCAGTACATCAACTGGAACCGGTACTTTTGATTTAGATGGAGCTGTAACAGGCTTTGACACTTTTGTTGCTGGTATTGCAGATGGTAACACAACTTACTATGCAATTTTTCATCAAGGAACAACTCAATGGGAAGTTGGACTTGGAACAGTAACAGATGCAACACCTGATACGCTTGCAAGAACTACGGTTATAACAAGTTCTAATTCAGATGCAGCAGTTACTTTTACCGCAGGTACAAAAGATGTATTCTGTACTTTACCAGCAAGTAAAGCAGTTTATTTAGATGCAAGTGGAGACCCAGTAGGAGCCATAGCCAATGTTGTAGAAGATACTACACCACAACTAGGTGGAAATTTAGATCTTAATGGAAATGATATAGTTTCAACTTCAAATGCTGAT